TTGGTGAGATAAGGCAACTACTTTATTTCCATCATAATAATAAATAGTTCCTTGCGTTTTTCCTGTTTTTGCATCGATAATTTGATATGTAAATTTCATAAGGTCATCATCCTCCAATTGTGAATTATTATTTGCGTTATTATTATTTTGTTCTGTATAGGAACTTCCACCAGCTAGTTGTTTCCATTGATTAGCGTTGATATAAGCCAAGTTTAAATCAAGTTGTCCGTTCCAATTAGCAAGTGAACCAGCTGAACTGTACTGATGAATAGACGCTGAACTCCAAGCTCCATACCCTTTTCCGTCAGTCCACGGTTCAGATTGATAACCTGTAGAGTTCATAGAAGCGTACTGTGCAACCCATAAAGGGTTAGTATTTGAAATGATACTCCAGTTAAATTGGCGAGTAACTTCTGCAGACATGTAAATCATTGGATTGATACCCGTTTTTTCTTTTACTCGATTCAAAAATTGACGAGCACCAACATTTCCCCATGCATTTATTGCCCCAGCTTCAAAGTCTAAGACCAGAACTGCTTTACCAATATAGTCTTTAACAACGCTGATAAAAAAGTCTGCCTCCGCAATTGGATTGCCAGTACTAGCGAAATGATAGAAACCTAGAAGCTTATTTGCTTGAATTACTTGTACAGCTTGCTCTTCCCAAGTTGGATTTATATAGTTTGTTCCCTCCGTTGCTTTAATAAATACAAAGTCAGAAGGAACAATTCCAGCATTTAATTCTGCTTGATAGCTGGAAATGTCATATCCATTCATAATAGCCTCCTATTCTTCAGTAAGTCCTTCTGTACCATTAATGATTGGTTCTACAAGATTAGCGAGTTCTTCGGCATTGGTAGAAATATTATCAGCTGTTTTAGATACTGATTGAGCAACTTCAGATGTAGCTTGTGCAACATCTTTAATTGTTTTAGCTGGGTCAGCAGTAAAGTTCTTTTTCAACTGAGCCAAAGAAGCTTCAATTTGAGCTTCAATCTGAGCTGGATTAGTTTTAATTTTAAGATTCTTAGCTTCTTCTGTCACGTAGTTAATGGCTTCAGATAACTTTTCAGGATTCTCATTAAAGTTTTTCTGTGCCCAACTTACTGCTTGATTAGCCAATTTTGCTAAAGCATCGATATTTTTTACATTGCTGTGTTTTTTAGCAGCCTCTGAAATGAAGTAAGACACCACTGAGCCTACTACTGTTAAAATACCGCTAAAGATTGTCATTAAATTTTGATCCATTTTATTTTTCCTCTTTTTCTATTACTTAAATCAAGTGAAACAGTCTCAAGACTATTGCTATAACTGTTCCAGCTGTTCCGCCAATCCCGAATATTGCTTTCCATAGATTTTTCTTATCTATCAAGTTTAATTCGTACTTTCTTTTTGCTGCGTTCTCATTACCGTTCAAAACAGCTTGCAATATTTGTCCATTCTGTTTTAGTTGTTCAGTATTCTGTTCTCGCAAAAATTTATTGGATTCATTTACCCGAGCAAGCCCATCATTCACCTGCTTTTGCATTTCAACTGTCATATCATTGAGTCGAGACAGTTCCTTGTCATGTTGTTTGAGTTTAGTCTCATGCTGTTCTACTAATTGTTTTAATTCCATAACCCCTGCTTTCTAATAATTGATGATCCAATATTTTTTCCTTTCATAATAAAAAGCCTTTTCAGACTGTTTCTCCATAGTTTAATTTGATGTTGGCCATGGATCAGTAGTTTTCCAATTAGCGTAACATTGTGCATATCTGGTGTTGCTAAAGGCCTCATTTGTTAAGTAGGTCTTTCCATCCATGTCCTGCAGCACTGGATATTGTAGTTCTTGTACTTATTAATTCAACATCATTTCCTGTCCTTCGTAAAGTTAATGTCAATGTATAAAAACCCGTGATGTCTACTGTTGTTGTGCGTTCTGTTAAAGTGTCTGTTATCGCAATGCTAGAAAAGCTCTTATTACCAGCAATTGTTTCATTACCAGTCTTATGAACAACTTCAGCATCATTAGCTTTTAAAGCTAATTTACTGTCCGCTTCAGTCTTAGAATAAGCCCCAACTTGACTAGCTGTAACCGAATGAGGGTTTGATTTATTAGCTGTGTGTGCATTAAACTCCGTCTTAGTCGCTTGTTCGTCATTCGTAACATTTGATAAACCAACATCCTCTTTAGTAACGTAAGACTTGGCAGCTGCTTTGGTTAGACTGGGAGTCATGATTGTGCCATTACTCTCTCCCGCTAGAGCTTCTTCTTTAGTCGCTGCTGCGTAATTAGGTACATTGCCAAGCCCGACTTGTGCAGCCGTAACTTTGTGAGGGTTCTTGAAATCAGTGGTGTGAGCTTCAATTCCTTCTTCAATATGGTTCATACGGTTGTCAGTAACCACAGCTCCATTTTCAATATTTTCTTCTTCAGTTTTTAGATCATCATATTGGTTCCAGATTTGTTTTTCATAAGCCATTATTCCGTCTCTCCTTCCTGATAACTACTTATTATGACTTTCATTTTTGCATTTTCTAACTCTAGTTCCGCAATTTTTGAAGACAATACATTAATTAGTTTTTCCACATCAATTTGTTGATTCATTATTCTCCTCCTCTACCTCACCTAGTAATCCCTGAGCATGTGCTTCAAGTAAAATATCATTATTAATACTATCCTGAATCACTAGCCTGTCATTCTCATATCCTCTTCTTTTCGCTTTAATTTCCCAAGTAAACTCCACATTTGGGTTAGAAGATTTTACGATGAAATATTCAGAGTTACGTTCTGATACGAAAACAACTGCATCTGAATATGCTTGCAAGAATACTTGATACTCATAGTCTTTTGTATTCACAGTATCTGAGTACAAGGCATCAATGGGTATTCTTGCTTCTCCTTCCTCATTTGTTATTGCTGTACCTATATCTCCCAAATATGACTCAGCCGTTTCATAGGCAGGTGTAGCTCTTACTCCATCACGAGTTACATGAACAGCATTTTTAGTTCCTAATACACTAAGGTCACCCCAAAAATAAGAATGTCCTTGAAAACCAAGGTTATATTTCCCTGAATTTAGGCCTCCACTACCAAGATTAAAATAAGCACTACGATCTTTAACTCCTAGCGAAATCCCAGTTTTACCTTCTATTCCTAATGCTCCATTTCCAACAACTAGATCTAGATAAATCTTTCCCATTATATTAGGTTCAGTACTCATAAAATTTTGATAAAAATTAAATGCCCCGTTTTGAACGATAAAACCATTATTCATTGAATCTAGGGATTGAAAATAGTTTTTATCCAAATCAAATCTAATTTTGGAATCGGCGCCTGCTATATATCCCTTTTGGAATTGCACTGATCCTGTATCAAGATTCATACTTAAATTTTTACCGCTTAACGTTCCTGTAGAAATATTTGAAGCATTTAAGTTTATAACATCGATAGTGGAGGCATCCAGGATACCAGCACTAATTTTTGATGCACTGAGACTACCAATCATGGCATCTTTGATGATAGCATCATCAATACGAGTCTGCTCAGTTAACCAAATCTTAGCTCCGCTTATTTTTAACCACTCTTTACCATCCATTTCTTCGGAAAGGTTGATTGTTTTAACAATTTCGTCTGACGGAACTGAGTTATCAATCTTCTCTTGTATCTCATCGGACAATCTTGTTGAAGTAGTCATTACCCAATCATAAGTGCCATCTTCTAGTTTCGAGTAAATCCATATCTCATCATCTGGTCCATTCTTTTTAAACCAAATGTCTCCTTCTTTAGGATAAGGCGGTTCTTCCGTGCCATCATAGACTGAGTTTTTCCCAGCTGCATCAAGCCTTGAGTTGATATTCTTAATGATTTGATTCATTGGAGGAGAATACGCTGAAACAGTTTGAGCTGACGAGTTAGTGTTAGCAGAACTTACTGCTGTGAGCCCTCCACTAAAGGTCAGCGTGTAACTCAGATTAGGGGCTTTAAAACTCGTGCCATCTCTGTCTGTTAAGGTGAGCCAGTCTCCCATCTCAAGCGCTGGATTCCCTCGCCAGTTCAGAGTAAAAGGATAAAAGTTAAGGTCTTTGACTTTCTGATAAATATTATCCAACTGGGACTGTGTCATGACTTTATTGTCAAGAACAATTTGTGGCCCTGTGTTACTTCCAGAGGTATAAGTAACTTGCTCATCTCCACTTTTACTCTTAACAGAAACGGTGCAAGAAATTCCTCCAACTTTATACATTAACTCGTTTTTAGTCAATCCTTTTTGAAAATATTCATAAGGAGAAATACTGAACTTAGGATCAATCAACTGCTTGACTTCAAGCTCATTATTGCGATTGAATCTTGCATAACCTGCTTCAAATTGAGCAATTAACCCTATGGCTTGTCTATAGGTGTAACCTTCAGGTTTTCCTATTGTAGTGGTACTAATCATGGAGAAATTTGTCTCGTTGATTTTCATTCCACTTTTATTAGCAATCTCAAGAGCCACATCTCGTATCTTAGCCGGATACTTCAATTCTGAAACATACTCATCTTCCATAAAAAGAAAACGATCACTCGCTTCGAGTGTCGTCTTTTTTTCGTTCCTGTCTGGATCACAAGTTGTGACATAAAACGTCCCAAGTGGAACATACTCATAAACCGTCGGTTTATAATGGATGAGCTTTGCACTTCCCACTTGTGCGCTACCTACTTGTGCTGGAGGTATATTAGTATAGTTAAAATCAGCATCATAAGTTGCAATACCTACTTCAACTATTACCTCATCTAATTCTTTAATTCCTTCAATGATTGAACAAAATTCAATCTTTATTGAATTTGAAAAGGTTGAACCAATTTGAAAGGTTTCACCAGATATTGAACCTCCTGTGAAAACCCAGCTATTGATATCCTTTTTTGTGTAGATTGTATCACCAATCTTTATCCTTGTTTCAAACCTTCGATTCTCTGCTTTCATTGCTTCGTTAAATTCAGTAGAAACATCGAGCATCTTACATCACCTACTTTTCTATTAAATTAACGGACAAGTTTTCCCATTTCATTTCCTGAAATTTATCATTCCATGAATAAGAAGGCATAGTAGAATCTCCAGCATAAAACGTTTTACTTCGTTGGCGACCAATTTGTGGATCAGGATAAATAACAACAAAGAAAGGTTGATTGATTCGCTGAAGGATATCTGATATTTCAGAATCACTTAACGGGCCCCATTTAATTGTTAACTTTGTTTTTTGGGCAATGACATCTCTGACCATTTCCCCATTTGCATTTCTCCCTGAAGAATCCGCATCAATGGTTGAAATATCAACGCTGAATTCTTTAGGTGTTTTTACCGTTACTCCGTTAATTTGTAGTACGCCTGCCATTGATACCTCCTTTATATATTTAATTCGCTGTAACCGAGTTGTTGATGGTACTTATTGATTTCAGAAACGGCAATTCGTCCAAATTCTCGACCACCAATATTAATAACAATGTCTCCATTGGAAGCTTGTGAAGATTGCGCTCCTAGCGATTGAACAAGCATCATGATTGCACTTGTCAACGAACCATTCATATTTGCAAGCCCATATCCAGAAACACCTTGGTTATTACCATTAATTGTTGAATTACTGTAGTCTACAGGCTTATCATTAAACATTTCAGGCAACTGCAAAGTTTCAAAAGCTTTAAAATCGCTTGAAGAATTATATGGATTATACTTGGAAGGTACAACCATTTCTCCTTCATGAATCATAGCAAGCTGATCTTCTGGTACATAAGGCGTTCCTTTAGCATAACCATGACCATGTCCAATAACTTGAAGCATACCAGGATCACCATAACGTCCTTTAGCATAATGAATTGCTGCCAAGGCATTATCATACCCATTAAAAATATTGCCATGTCCTGGGAACTTATTCGCATTAAAGGTTGCCGAGATAGTCTGTAAAAGACCTTTTGCCAAGTCACCACTCAAAGTATTGACGTCCGTGTATCCACCCTGAACTGCTTTTTCATTACCTCCTGATTCACTTTGAACTTGTCTCAACCATGCATTCACATAGTTTGCGGAGGTTGATACACCATTCATGGATAAAGCTTTCGCAATTACTGGTCTCCAGCGTTCTACACCAGTTCCTGAAGGACTTTCAGAACCCTCTGAAAAAGCCCTCTTAATGTAGTTAACAGCACCGTTCGCCATGGTTGCAATTCCACCAGTCGCAATAGATAATGCTGGTTCAACTGCTTGAGAAAGATTAGTAAACTTGCTTATTGCGATGTTTAAAATCTTTTCTGGATGAGTCGCATAGTCCCAAATATCGCCAACCATTTCTTTAGCTTGGTTCCATTTTTCTCCCATCCAGTCACCAATACCATTTGCATAAGCAGGCATTCCTGACATTGCTTTCGCTGTTTTTGAACCGCTTAAAACTTCTGTTCCTCTAGGAAGGTCAACCATGAGGTTTCTCACTTTAGGAAATAGCCCTGTCTTGCCATCAGGAGTACGATACATTTCTTGCCATTGACTCCCCGAACCATCATTTACAAGCGCTGGACCTCCAGGGTGTCCATTTGTACCGTTTGCATAAGCATTAAATGTAGGTACTTTCCATTTCCCTAATTTAGCGCCAGAACCAACCTTATTAAGTACCCAGTTGATCCCATCAATTACACCGTTAACAGCACCACCAATGACGCCTGCAATCCCATTACCGATAGCTGCAGCACCTTTTTTAACAGCATGAACTCCTTTTTCAAGTCCATCACCTATTTTTTTACCCATGCCTGAAGCCCATGAAGCGACCGAATCAAATGCACTCTTTGAGGTCGACTTAATTGATGATGCATAGCCTCCCATTTTATCCTTCATAGTTGACCAAGCGCTGGAAGCGTTATTTTTGGCAGTGTTCGCAGCATTAGAGACTGATGTTTTAACATTCCCCCAAGCACTGCTTGTATTACTCTTGATTTCTCCCCATTTTTTAGAAACTTTGTTACCAATAGAATCCGCTGTATCATGAACAGCTTTTTTGGTATCTCCCCATTTTGTGGATGTCCAATTTTTTACATTGTCCCACGCATCCGAAGTTCCTTTTTTTACTTCGTTCCACTTCGTAGAAACTTTGTTACCAATGGATTCCGCTGTATCATGAACTGATTTTTTAGCAGCGTTCCATTTTTCAGATGTCCAATTTTTTACTTTGTCCCAAGCTTCACCAGTGGATTTCTTAATACCTTCCCATTTTTCACCAATCCATTTCCCTAGTTTACCAGCTGCATCGGTTATTTTATCCCAGTTTTTATATAAGAGGACACCGACTGCAATTGCGGCTGCAATCGCTATTGTTTTTGGACCACCCAAAATACTGACAATTCCTCCTATAGCAGTTCCGACAGCAGATAATACGCCCCCTAATCCTCCAATACTTCCTAGAAAAGCAAATATCCCCGAAAGAACTTCAACTACAGTACCAATCGCTCCAATAATTTTAATTGCAGCGGCAAATGCTCCTAATGCTATAACAAAATTAGAAAACCCTTCTCCATGCTCAGATAACCAATCTCCAATATTTGAAAGAACATCTCCGAGCCCTTTTAAGACGTCGACAATTACTCCACCAGTCCATTCAGCGATTGGTTTCAAAAAACTATCCCAGAAAAATTTGAAAGCTGGTTTAAGAGCTTCGATTACTCCATTTACAAAATCTATTGCACCACCCAAAGCTTGTAAGAAAGCGGGTATCAAGTCTTGAATAGTAAACCCGGCCAATGGCAAAAGTACATTTTTATAAAACCATTCTAGCCCAGCTCCAATATTATCAGAGAGAGGTTGAATACTTTCAAGCAACTTTTTAATGCTGTTAAGTAAAGGTGTAAAATCCAGTGTTTTAGCCCAATCAGCGGTGGCTTATGTAATATTATTAATATGCGTAAGTAAATCGTTAATGATTCCTAAGATGATTGAGAATATTTCTTTCCCTGTGTCCCCTTGGTCCCAAGCCTTTTTAAACTGGTCCGCAAGATTACCAACAATATTAAATATATTTGTGAAAATTTCTAGCAGGTTCGCTGCAATAGCTTCGCCTGTTCCGTCATTCCATGCTTCTCTAAATGATTTAGCGATTGAGTGAAGTAACTCTAATATACTGTTCAGCCCATCAAATAACGATTGGATTAATGCTGTTCCTCTGCCGTCATCGTTCCATGCATCTTTAAACGCTTTAGCGACGTCTCCAATAATTCCAAGGACATCTGCTAAAAGTATCAGAATGTTTTCTATGAACTTCTGACCTGTGCCATTAGTCCATACTTCCATGAATGATTTACCAATTGCAGAAGCTAAACCGATAACTTCTCCCAAAGCATATTTCCATGCATCAATAACTTTTTGACCTTGGTTTTTCCATGCATCTTGAAAAGGTTTGAAGAAATCTTTCAACAACCCTTGCATATCTTTCATCCACTTAGGAGTTGAATAGTTTCCTGTTGCAGCCCCGAAATTTACATCCGGTTTATTAGCCGTTGATTCAGATGGTGTATCATCACTAGTGCTATCCTGCAAACCGATGCGATTAATCTCATCAAAGCCCATAAGTGAACGTTGAAGTTTATCAACCTTTTTCTGCGCTTTAGATGCAGATGAACCCGTATCATTCATTGCCTGAACGTTATTATAAAGTCCCTCAGCTCCTTTTTTAGAAGCCTGATAGGTTGTACCAAATAATTCAGAAATAAACGCAGCAAGCTGTCCTGTAAGTGTAGCGAGCGCACTCATCATGGCATTGATGGCTGGTAGGATAGCCGTATAAATTGGATAAAAGGCGGTCAGTAAATTAACTTTAATTTGATTCAGTGAGCTAGAAAATTGATCGTTCGTTTTAAGAGCGTTCATCATTCCACCAGCTAATTTACTAATGGCTCCACCAATTAATTGATAGACAATTAAAGATGGCAACAAGTATTTCATTGATTGTAAAAAGGCATTGTTACCCATAGACATTCCACGAGTACCTTGCGTAACCTTCTTAGAGGTATTGGTAAATAAGCTACCAAATTTCCCCAACACACCGAATGAATTTTTTAAACCGTTACCTATTCCCCCAGCTCCATGAGAAATAGAGTTGGACATGCGGTTGAAAACTCCACCGTATTTAGAAACTGCTCGCTCAGATTGTTTTAAACCTGTCCCAGTCATACTTGCACCAGATGCCGCCGTACCTGTAGCCATTGATGACTGACTAAGTACTGCATTAATACGACCAATAGCTTTTCTTAATGATTCCGCACGCTCTTCTGTTTGTTGATATTCTTTTTGCAAAATATCGTTACTACTTGCTAATTTTTGCATTTTATCAGATTGTGCTTGAATCTTTTGAGCTGTCTTCAATGAATCAGGGGTATCAACATTCTTAAATCCCTTATCAAAACTTCCAACTGGTTTTAATTGATATTGATATTCCTTTTGTAAAGCCCGGACACTTTCACGCATAGTATAATACTTTGCTTCATTTGCATCCATCACTCTTGCAATACGTTCCAAAGATGAAGGCACTGCATCAAACTCGGTCTTCATTGAACGAGCAAGACTTTTTGCTTGGTCTTGATATTTAATCATTGATGCCTGAGCCCGTGCAATCTGGTCATCATATTTGACCGTTTTGCCAGTGTCTCCTTGACTAGAAGCACTTTGTCGCTGTGTCTTAAGAAAAGCGACTTTTTCTTGTGCAGCTTTAGCCTGTCCCATTTTTGCATTGATGTCGTTAATCATAGCATCAATCTCTTTATTCATTTTAGGACGAGCCTTTTTAACTCCATTTGATAAATTAGTTCCAACAGTTTCGGATGATTTCTTAGAAGAACTTTCAAGATTACTCATAACCTTTTCAAAGGTCTGGTTCATCTTTTCTAGCTGTTTCTGAAATTGAGTAGTCCCTTTATCCATACTCATATTTTCCTCAGTCTTTTTCATAGACTGGCCAGTGATATTTTCTAATTTACCCATTATAGATTCAACTTTAGGTAATACTTTATCAAGTGCTTCTTGCATCTTAACTGTGTTGGCATCAAACAATATTTCAAGTGTTTCTAACTCCATATTCTCACCTCCTTACTAATTATTTTTTATTCTTGGCTTGTTTCCTTTTTCGAGTTTCTTGAATAAGCATTGCATTTTGTCTCATGATCTCTTGATCACTTAACAATTCTTTTTTGCGCATCCCTTCTTCAGAAACAGCCTCTTTTACTTCTTCTTTAATTTGTTTCAAAAATGGATAAGCTTCCTCAAACTTTGGAAAGTTTTTAGGATCGTCAAAAGCAAAAATAGCCATTCTTTGTTGAGAGTAGTCAAACATAGCTTGTTCTCTCAATTTATTTTCATGTCTTTTTTTATTTGCCTCTACTTGGACCATGATTTCATCAAAAGTCATACTCCAATACTCTGTTGAAGAAATACCCGCCTCAACAGCTTGCGGGTAGAGTTCATTCAACATATCTGACAAATTCTTATAGGTTTTTACAGGATATCGTTGTCCACTGTCGGTTCGCTGTCCAGAGATTCGCCACTTGTCGCTTCTTTCTCCGTTTCCTTCTTGCCGAAAAAACCAGCTTCATCAAGGAGTTCTTGAATAGTTTCAAAGAGATCAAAGGTAGTATTCCCTGCTTCAATGAAACGCTCAAATGCTGCTACTAAATCAGAATCTGAAACACCGCTCGTTTGGTTTGCACCTTGAAGGACAATCAACAATTTATTAGTTCCAGGCAATTTAAATCCACCTTGACCATTTACAAAAAGACCCATGAGTGACTCATCTAGTCGTTTTTCAATAGCAATAATTGCTTTACCACTCAAGCGCAGTTGAAGATTCAATCCACCAAATTCAAATTGTTTTGTGTTAGGCATTTTTACGATATTTCCTTTTGTCATTTTTGTTTCTCCGATTTCTATGTTTATAAAAAATAAAAAGGTTAGCCGCTCTGACTAACCTTTAGTTGCTAAATTATTGACCACTTCCAGCTGGTGCTGGTGTAAAGTCAGGCCCTTCAGATACAACAACTACCAAGTTAAATCCAAGTGCTTGGTTAACTTCAACACCATCAAATTTATAGGATGGTTGACCTGTAAAGTCAACTTTCATACCATCAGGATAAGTCACTGTCCAATCTACTGACTTACCAGCTTTTACCAACGTATCAACATCTTTGAAGTTGTCTCCTTGGTAGATGATTGCGAATTCCAAATTATCTGAATCCTGAATCCCTGCAATATATGCTTTTTTAGCTGAACCTAAGTGGGTAACATCTACTTTTTCTGGGTCAGAGCCCATTGCTGGAATAGATTTTACCGCTGCAATTGTTTTTGTTGTAGAACCATCTGTATAAGATAAGACAGCTCCTTTTGATAATAGACCTGCAAATGTTGCCATGTTTATTTCCTCCTATTTTGAATAAACGTATTTTGTTTTGTTATCCACGATTGCGGATAGTTCAATAATGACACGCTTTAAATCTGCTGTATTAGCATCTCTTTGCGTGCCTGTAAAACCAATATCACCAAATTGCTCAATGACATTATTAGCGATAGTAGTCAAACTACTTTTAGAATACAATTCTATTGTGATTGACCATTTTGTTTGGAGTTCGTCTCCATAGCAACTTTAATATTTACTCTTTCCATTATTTAAGCTCCCTCAATTTCTTTTGGACATGCTCTTTGTATATCTCAGGCATTTGCGGAAGTATTTCTTTCAATGATGGATATAAGAAAGGTCTTGCTGGTTGACCGCTTGTGATGTAGAATTCTTTGCCTTGAATAGTAATCTTAGGCATGCCATAGATTTCATTCAAATCAATACCAACTTCTTCAGCTGGAATGAACCATCGTGTTTGCGTATAAACCGGGTTAATCCCTTCAGGTAAATCTTTAACACTAGCCTCACCATTAGGACCTGTACCAAACTCTCGATAAATGGCATGAGCTTTATCCGACCAGACACGCCCTACAATATTTCCATCAGCATTTTCTACTACTTCTGTCTTCAAACTTCCAATTAGCTCTCCAGAGCTATACTTCATACTAGAAGAAAGTCGTAACTCAGCAGCTGAACGAACCAGTTCTGTTATTTCATAAGTAGCAGAGTTTACTGCCTCATCCAATACCTTAGGTAAGGCACTAATCTTACTCTTTAGTCTGTCCAACCCTTTAATTTCAACTCCCAATATCATCACTCCTTTCTAGCATCACATTGATGTGTGTAGAAAAGGCTTGAATCGACTTAATTCGATAATCAGGATTACTGTCCTTATCAACATACAGGCAAACGCCACTGTTTTCGTCTCTGCCTTCTTTTAACTCGTTGCCTTGATACTTACATGCTTTCATGCTAGAAAGCTTAGAACCGTAAAGCGTGGCGTTCACAGAGCCACTTGCTGATTGCACATTCATTTTTAAAGGGATGGGCTTCAAATAACTGGTAATATCGTTTCCCTCTTCATCTTGCGTGTTGTTTGGGTCTGTCCTTTTCAAATAAACCGTTGTTAAATCACGTTTCATCAGGCGCATAAAAACTAACCACCTTCCCGAGTCGGTAACGATTCAAGCTACGCTGGATATTTAAAGGGATATCTTCAACAAAGGATTGAGAAATACCGCCTTCTGAACGGCTTAATTCTCCCTCTGTGCTTTCACGGTTGTATGTGATAGTAGCTAATTGACGAACATATAACCACATAGGGTCTGCCATTTCGTCACGGCAAGTATAATCAAGGACGATAATAACCGCATCATTGATTAAATTTGTAGCCTTTTCTTCATCAATTCCCAAATCACTCGCTAAGCGATTAATAGAGTTATTTAGTTTGTCATCGCCCATAGATTGTTACTCCTTGTCTTTAGTCTCTTCAATTCGTTCAAGAAAAGAGATACCGAATTCCTTAAGATTGTTTTGAATTTCGGACGCACGTTTTACCGTATATTCAACAACTTTTCCAACTTCGTGAAGTTCTTCGGTCTCAATATCCCTGAAACGCTCTAGTACTTTATATTTAGCCATTTATTAGCCTTGTGGAGCTGTTACACGTACGATTTTAGTGTCATCAACGATGGCAACAACATAGTGCTCATCGCCAGTGAATTGCGTCACTTTCTTAGTGATATCACGGTCAAACTCAACAAGAACATCACGTTTTAAGAATGTTTTCATTGCTCCAGGCTTAACCGCAATTGGCGCACCATCTGCGATTTTTTTAGAGCGAACAATAGTCCATCCCAATACCTCACCAAACGCACCAGATACGAGGATATTATCTCCGAGTTCAGACGCACGAGTCCAGTTAACTCCAGCCGCTTGGCGTAAAGTTGCAGCATCTTTGTATGAAACAAAAAGCACACCTTGAGTAAATCCTTGTTCTTCAAGTGCATCAGGAGCTTCAACAAATGTATTTTCTAGTTTGTCAATCAATCCCAAATCAACGGTAGCAGTTACCGTTAATTTAGCAGTATCAGCCACAGTTACAATTTCATTGTCAACTGCAGAAGCGATTGCCATACGGATTTGACGTTGAATCTCTCCAACGGGGTCTCCATATCCCGAAAGTACTGCTTCATCAGTAATAGCCATCCCTTTAGCAACTTTTTTGATTGTGGCAGTTTGAGTTGCAGTTTGTAATTCGTCCATTTGAATTGCAGCACCTTCGGCAACGACTTTAGCATCACCAGAATATTTAAATTTAGGCAATGTAATTGTTGAACCAGGTTGACCAGCAAGGGTTGTATCAATTGGAGCAATTCCTGAGAACTTAATAGCTTTAGGCAATTGAGCAGCTACCATTTGCCCCATAACTTCGGGATCAACTTGTGAGTTCAAGAACGTTACTACATCGCCAGCAAAACGTTGCAAGTTGAATTTTAGTTTTTTGTTTTTCATGTTTTTTTCTCCTTATTTTGTAGCCTGTTCATAGGCTTTTGGATTTGTTTTTTTCAGTGCCAGCGCTTCTTCATAAGTTAAAGTTGAAATATCAACTGGTTTCCCTGGTGTGGCACCTCCACCAAGTGGAGTATCAACAGAAGCTTTGAGTTTTTCATTAACTGCTGCTTCTAAGGCTTTATCCCATTCAGCTTTGAAAGATTTAACATCTTTAATAGCTTCCTCAGCAGTATTTCCTTGAATACGAGCAGCAAAAGCGCTTGGAATACCGATTTCTTGAAGTTGTTTGCCTTTTTCTACAAGCAACTGTTCTTGACGAAAGACAGCTTTTTCTTTTTCAAAGTCATCTTTTTCTTTTTGAATCAGCGCTTGTTGGCGTTCTTCTTCCGAAAGTTTGGCAAGGCGAGCAGCTTCATTTTTTTCTTCTTCAAGTTCCTTCTGCCAACGACTTCGTTTAGACTTAACAATTGAATCAACATCAGTATCATCTTTAAGACCAAACTTTTCTTTGATTGTTGCAACTTGTTCATCAGTCAAACTGTCAGCATTGAATTCAGGAGGAGTTTCTTGGCCAGTTCCTGCTCCACCCTCACCGCCTTCTTGACCTTCAGCAAATTGTTGTAAGTTGAGTTTGAGTAAACTGTTTCCGCATAATGTTGCGATTTTCATGTTATTAATCCTTTCCAATTGCTTTTTAAGTGGTTCAATGCTTGCACTTCCGAAGCTTTTAATGTCTTCACGCTTGGACATAAGAAAAACCCGTGGAATACCAAGGGTTTAAATTATTATTTAATGAGTTGATTATGTTCCTTGATATAAGCGTCAAAATAAAATTCTTGCTTATCTCCGTTGTAAGTTACTTCATAATAGCGACCGTCTGGGGCATCGGTAGAAAGCAACGCTTTGTTATTCTGCAAAGTCTTGCATGACCACACGACATATACTTCTAATGGTGTCGTTTTTGCCTCGTTCTTTTTATTGGCATAGTCAGCTACCATTTGCTTTGCTTTGTTTGTGAATTGTAATTCGTCCATTTTCTGCCCTCCTTTGAGCATAAGAAAAGCGCCTGTCAGTGACAAACGCTCTATATTTTTTCTACTTATTTTTTTCTATAATAAATACCTTTTTCAAATCTTCTTTTTTATTATATTTTGTGCCTATATCAATATAATCTATGTCTCTCCAATATATTGAGTCGCCACTTCTTTCCGATGGATGAGGGTAGCTTAATATTGTTAAACCGATAGAAAGTTTTTCTAATGTATTCTTAAACTTATAAGCTTCCCCTCCTAATAAAATTACAGTTTTATAATGGCAGTTTTCTTTAAGGAACTTTTTTATTTTACAGCAATTATGTTTTTTATTAACAAGCATCACATCTTTTTCTTGCAATATTTCTAACGCAACTTCAGTTCCAATTTTTGAATGGGTCGCCCATTTTCCAATTTGTTTTTTCGCTTTATCTGTCCCATATATCAGGCAAATAATTCTTCTAAAGGCATCAATATCTTCTGATATCACATTCGGTATGAACGCTGCTATACCAAAGGGATATTCAGAACTTGACATATCCGTAGCCAAGTTTTCCGTAGGATACTTATCATCTCCAATTATTAATATACTCACAATTTCACCTCAATTGATTATACACCTAAATTTCAAAGAAATTCAACATCTGGATGCATTGATTTTAATTTATCCATCCATTCGTTGTAAGTTGTACTTCCTTTAATATCAAATGTTTTACCAGTGATAGGGTCAAGTGCCTTGCGAGGTATGTTGTTTAGTCGCTCTGAATACATTGAAGCAACTGAACGACACCAAGGATGAAAAGGTGGATATGTACCTTCTGCACCATTTACAACCGCTTCAGATACTAGAAATATCTTATGGTCTTTATGACGACAAATTTGTGATGTTCTCAAATCTAAGATAGCAATGATTTGATACTTCTCAACGCCATTATCTCGCCATGATTTGAGCTTTGCTTGGTTAGCCATATAATTAGCCTCTGTGCGTATCAAACGCCTAGCAACGTTCATTGAGCGGTCAAATTCACCAGCGATTGCCTTTGCCATCTGAAACTCACTCATCCCAGTCAAAGCTTCAACTGTAAATAGTTGTTCCAATCACTTGTAATCTTTCTTATTCCAAACTTCTTTAACAACGCCATTCTTAGCATTTGCTTGAGCTTCACGAATGATCGTTTCAGCAGCAGTTTCTTTGTAAGCTTCATCTATCGTATCAATATAAAAAGATGTTTGCTTATCAAGCTGAACATCTGCAATTTGTTTTGTTACTAGATAAGACTTTGCTTTTAAATCTTCTGCACGAGTAATTCTTGATTTAAGCGCTAGTCCTGTGAGCCGCTTTTTAGCTTCTCTTTGCAAGTCAGGATTACTGATATCTTTAGCTAATCTCCTAAGCTCAACTAATTCAGAAATAGGAACAGTTTCATTAAGCATTACTTTTGCTTCACTCTCATCAAGCCCTGTTTGTTGCTTAGTTCGGATAAATAATTTAGCAATTTGTTTTGTTAAATAGGATTGAGCTTGCTTATAAGCCTGTGCTATGACATCTTCAAGCTGCTTTGCACCATCGTTTACCTTTTTTTCAGCTTTAAGCGCTCGTTTTTGCCAGTAGTCAGACACAATAATTTACTCCTCCACTTTTACATTATCAGGGTATTGCTCAGCTATTGAAACAACACCTTCATGAAGCAATTCTAAGCAAACAATTTCCTGTTCAGTAGGATCAAGAACAAAGTAACCATCATCACGCTCAAAAGTCCTGCCTAATGCTAAGAGCTTATTGGTTATCGTGATATACAATGCAGAAATTCCAGCACATACAATATCATTACCGATATTTGCAAAGCCTGCATGACCTGCCACTTGATACCAGTATATTTGGTTATTGCTCTTTTTGAATTTGGCTGTAATCATTTAGCTTTTTTAGTTTTTCCTACTGATTTCTTAACTACTTTCTTTTTAGTAGTTGCTGTTTTAGTAGCAGTTTTTACTTTCCCCTTAGCTTTAGTTACTTTAGGAGTTTTTGCTGCTTTAGCATTAGTTTTTTGAGTTTTGTTTTTTGTTGTTTTTGTTTTGGCCATTTTCTTGGTCTCCTTTTTGATTTGTCTGATTACCAGACTGGTTATTGTTGTTATCTTGATTTTCTTCCTCATTTTCATCAGGTGGATCATCAAGATTAGAGTGGCTGTCTTCTGGCTGAACGCCCATAGCTTTCTGATTCATTTCGATAGCCTCCTCTTTTTCCTCTTGTAACTGTTCAAGAACTTCATCGACATTATCAATGTCTGGTAACCATGAAAGCAATACTTTAAGCGGTAAGATGCCTGCTTGATGAGCCTGTACAATTTGATTAATAATATCAGTTGTATTGATTGGTAAATTAGGTTTGAGATTAATCTTAATACCGCCAATATCAACATTATTGTTGCTTATTTCTAAATAATTGGCAAAGAGAATCAAACGTTGTCTAAGACCTTTTATCATATATCGCTCTTTAACTGACATAAGCTGTAGTAATCCAAAGAGCTTGTACTTCATTGCTTCGCCTGAGACGTTTCCCGAGAAGTTTTTGTCATTCATATTAGGCACATAAGTCACTTTATGAATATCTTCGAGTAATGCATCACGCAATACAGCCACTGAATTCTCATCCATTTGTTTAGTAAGATAACTAGCATCTACTTCACCAGGTTTAAATGATGTCTGCATCATCTTTTCTTTTGCTAACCTAGCACCATCTCCATCCTGTAAGGTAAACCCACGGATAAAAAGAATTGCATCAACAAAGGCTTCTTTATCATTTAAACGGTCAGATTGTAAAAGATTGTATGCATCAATCAATGAAATTGCGTGCTCAAAATCTCCTTGTCTTTCTTCGTTGTTACGATATTCAATAACAGGTACTGATTTAAAATAATGTGGTAGAGCCTTAATTAATTGATAATCTCCGAAACCAATAGAAGCCGCTCTGTATGTCAATACTCTATTGTCGTTATAGTACTTAACAAGATAATACTCAACAGCGCCTTGTAAGTTATATACTGGTTGATAGTGAACCGCAAACAACGGGTTCGTATCAATCGTATCATCCGTAACAAGGAAAATCCCTCGTGGATCAATACATTTAATGTCAGCAAATACTTTCCCAGTTTGAGGTTCCTGATTCATATAAATCAATTCATAACCTATCCCAAATACTGACAAATCTTTTTCAAGTTCAGTATCATGAGAGACAATATCAACTTTTGTATAGGCATCAATAATTGCTTGAATATCATCACTGCTTGTATAAGCGACTGGATTTCCTACCATGAAACCAACATTCATATCAGTAACATACTTTGCATGATTGACAACAACTTTATTATTAGGTGTTGCAGCATTATCTTTTGTTCGTTTTAAAATGTCTTGCTTGTCATCGTAATAATCAGATAGTTTTTCTAAACGCCAAAAGTCACTTTGGTGCTGATTAATACAATGATTAAGCAATTCAGAAGATGGGTTGTTTAAGTCACCCGCCATCTCTCTATTTATTTTAATTGCCATATTTCTCCTTAATAAAAACCAAAACCTACTTTATTGACTATTTCAGCTGTCTTACCATTTCTAACTTCATTGCTATAAATCGCATATCGCAAAGAGTCAAGTACATCATCGAATAGTTTTATTGGTTCTCCTTTTTTTTCATCCCAAACATATTGATAGATCTCATTAGGGAATTTCTCGACTTTATCTCTACAAATAAATAACTTATCTTTCTTAAACCTACGAGCGACTGCTTCAACACCAGTTAAACGTGCTTTGTCTCCATTAAACGCTTCAATGTGTTCTCGTTTAAACCTGTCAACATGTTCAGGGCGAGCAGAATCACAATAGAAAGGAACTCTTGAACCATACCGCTCTTGAATACCTTTAGCTATATCTACCCAATAGTCAATTTCTTCATGTTGTTTTGCGTGCTCTTCTATTAAATAAGCTGTTCCATCGTCCGTTTCTCCGATAACAACAATTGAACCCCAGTGTTCATACCCCCAGTCAACACCACAATAGAATGTTGATAATTTAGGCAAGTCTTTGGATTGTATATAATGTTTGTTGCTATCAAAGTCTTGATAAACCACACCGTCAGCAGATACCCAAAGTCCTTTTATATCACGGTCATAAAACATACCGCTTGGAGTTGCTGCTTTAATGTTTTCACGGTACCTCTCAGATAAGAAAGTATTATCATCTAATTCAAAATGAAAAGCCTTAACATTTTCGTTAGGCTTATCTATATATTCTTTCTTTAACCAATGCTCAGGATTATCAGGGTTAGTATCTGCTAGAATTCTTGCGCCATTACCTGAACAACGAGAAACAATTTCAGCAAATACTTCTTGTTTAGCAAGTGAAGCTTCATTGACATACGCTCCATAAGCAGTCATACCACGAATAGCACCAACACCGCCAATGTTCCCTGTATAAGCTTGAACCACTTTTACTCCAAATAATTTAAAGTTGTTATGTTTATCAAATTGTGGTGCGATATTGTACATATTATAAAGTTCTTGTAGTATGTTTTTGTTAATTGTCGATGATGAAACACCCGCCAAAATATACATAGGTTCTTTGACACCCTCTGCATCGGCTATTTTACGAACACGTCTTAATTCAAACAAGAATAAGTCATTGTTCATCTTTGTTTTTCCTGAACGCTTAGCACCATGAAGTAATGCAATGAACCAATCTTTATTTACTGTTTGTTTCAGTACTTCAATTTGTTTCTTGCTATAAATATCACTTATCATCTACAGCCTCGCTAATTTTCCCAAGTAACTCATCAAGTTTATCTTCTGTTGATTCATCGGCAACATTTTTAATCATCTCAACCCTGAATTCAGCAAGATCAGCATCAGCAGTAACTTTTCTTAATTGTTGCTCAAGAAGCTTGTCGTTATCTGGATATCGTTTCAATATCTCTCTTATCGCTTGCATTCTCGTTTTTAAGTCTGGTGGTTTATCAACCTCTTCTACGCCCATTGGCGTGCTCACCACGACACGTTCAGTTATCTCGGCTCTAGCTATACTAGAAAGCAATTCAACGGCTTCCTTAGCGCCCATAATGCGTTCTGAAGCCATCTCGGATAACCTAGAATCAATATACGATTTTAACTGAGGTTTACTGAGGTTTTCTGATCCTGTCTTATATGCCGCTTTCTGAGCGTATCCAGCGTTAATAGCTGCCTGCGTTGCATTCCCTAACTTAATATACTCATCACAAAACTTCTTCTGTTTTTCTGTTAGTTTCATACCTCCCCTCCTTGATTAATTAATTATTTATTTTATCTTTTGCTTTTTGGCGTAATTCTTCAGCTTATACGCTCGCTCTATGTCCGCCTTAGCGACTTTCTCATAATCAGAATAATAACCTTTAATTTGCCTTTCTAAAGATTCTTTTCTCCCAGCACTATGAGTTATAATATTATTCAAAGAAGAAGCTTTAAAAAACGCATCTTGTGACCTAGCTGAATAAACTATCTCATCGCCCCATTTCTTTTTCTCAATTCTTGTAGGGTCTTTTTTGCTCCACTCTTTTCCTTTTTCGGTCCAATAATCTCTTTGCTTTATGTTATGTGCTGTAACTTTGTCTATGTTTTTATATTCGTTTTTTAAACTTTTCAGCTTATCTGCGCTTGCTTTACTCCCAAAAACAACATTAGAGAACAACCCATCTTTTTGTTTAGACAGTCTAGAGATATCTTTTTTAGCGTCCTGCATAACACCTACTCTTTTTTGTGTTCTCTCAGAAAAAGCGGTTTTTTGCATTTCCTTATCATTCAGCAATCTTTTAGTGATTCTATCAATCTCTTTATCACCACTGTTTATCTTCGGCATCCTATTACTAGTTGGCACACTTGATAAATTCAACTTCCAAACCATATAAAATATCGGTATTAAGCAATGCAATCGAATAGCAAGATAGAGGCTCGAACTCTATAACTTCTAATAGCGAAGTCGTTTCTATTCCTTGCTTACCAATTCCTTTTAACAACTAATATTTTATTTTTTAAGAACTATACTTTTTCCATCTTTTGTTGTAATTTTTAGTTTATTATCCTTATAACTAATCTTTTGGATTTGTCTTGTAGGTAATCTAACTCTACCATCCATTCCGATGGCAGAAGGGGATGAGAATACAGTCTCAGCCATTAGACGGCCGCCACCTTCAGTTACTGTCATAGGATGTTTTATAATTTTAAATCCATCTTTTCTAGCAGAATTTATTCCATTGCTACTAGTACTACTACTCGCTCCTCTACCGCCCATTTTAGTTACCAAACCTTTCTGTATTTGTATTTTTAAATTTAATTACTTTTATATCACCATAATCAAACTCTATTTCTTGTCCGTATAATATAATTGCTTTAGGCTTTATCCGCTTTATTGCTTCTTTCATGCCTTTTATCCAGTACTTCTTGGCTTCTTTGCTTTTCAAAACGCCAACGGTACTAACTGTAACAACACTTCCTTTTTCAATTCCATCAAAAGCGAAGTCATAACTATTCTCATCACTCCATGACAGTGTAGGTATAACGCTAATCCCCTCACTCTGCCAATAAGCGCCTAATAATCTACTTCGATAAATGTTATAAATTTGAATCGGTTTTGGCATATCCATGTACAAACTGAAATCAGGAGTAAAAACAACCTGAAACTTCTTCAACAATTCTATATATCTCTCTGGTGAATTCCACAGCCTTTCAAATTGATAGTCATCGATATAAAAGTGAACTCCCTTATTAAAATCTTTTGCTGTTTTAGCATAATTAAATCCAATTAATGAAGAAGGAATCAATTCAGAAGCTTTAATAATTGGCATTTGGAGCCAATCGTCGCTAAGTTCAATGTCTTCTAAAAGCTGTAAGTTGTAACTAAAATCAGTTCTAAGTCTTTCGTTCATGATTCCTCCTTTCCAATAATAAAAGGCTGCCCAATGGACAACCTGTAATAAAATAATAATGTGACTGAGCGAGATTCGAACTCACGCCTCTGCATTAAAAGTGCAGTGTCTTAACCCCTTGACCATGCAGCCACTAATATGAAGCAAATTCAACCTTACTTTTCCGAAATTTGTGCTTTTGCCTTTTACTTCATAATACAAGTATATCAGGAAAAACAAGGAGCAACACTCCAATTTCGTGCCTTTTTCGTGTCGTTTTTATCCCAATTTAACCCATGCTTTCAAATGAAATAGCCAATATGAGGGTTTATATCTTTTCTGAATCGGTAGTAAATAAACTTCGCTTTCTTTTCTGAAATCTCAATACCTTCATTATCAAGTTCCATCATTACTCTGTACCATGTAAAACCACCGTAACCACAGTGCTTTAGCTTGATTATTTCTTTTTCATCCTTGATTAAAGGTTCGTACCACAAGCTGAATTGGTACATCAGATCTTTGAGTTTGATGTATTCCTCATCATTTTCAAGTGCTTCTTTATTCAAGACGTGACTTTCAGGTTCCGAACCACCAGAGTAAGCTGTACGAATGCCTAAGTTATCTACTTTTTGCTTATAAAGATATCTGCTTTCATTAAGTTAGAAATTCAGTTGCCGAAGCCCATTGCCGTGGGCTTTTTTTGCTATTCATAAGAACTGAAAAATCGGAAAGAATTTAGCTAATAAAACACAGGTCATAAAACCGACAATCCAACCAGTTACAAATATAATGTAGGCATCTTCTTTCATCTTCTATTCTCCTTGTAATCTTGATACAATCCTTCAAAGATTGCTGTAGCACATTGTAACGTAGCCAGTCCTAATTCAGCAGCAGAACCTGTAAAGTCAGTACCATCTTCATTCCAACCTGCTATTGAGTAAGGATACTCACTTTCTGGATGAAAGATAATATGTAATTCTTTAATCATAGAGCACCTCTTGGTATATCTTCAGCCCAGTATTTCTCACATGCACCTAAACCGATTTGAGAAACATGATTCGCCGCCACTGTTGAAGCATTGCTCGGGCGTAATCCTTCTCCGATATTATTAAAGGCTTTTCCCATACCTATTAGTACATTTGAAATAGCAACTCTGAAAGCATTGTAAAGTTTAGTAAAGACCTCAATATTTAGACCATACTTCTTAAGTAATCTACGCTTCATCCGCGACATTTTAATATGGCGCTTTTTTGTTGCTTGCCGTTGTTTCTTCCAGCTAGATTTCATCTATTCCTCCCCAAACACGTTCTCCGTATCGCCAAGGTCTGAGCGGTTGAAATCGCGTGAATGGAAATTTTTATTCCAATAATCTTTCATCTCAATTCCGCATCTTCCACAAACGATAGTCCCATAAATATCAACTGGGAAATCCCACTTATGCCCGAACAGCTTACACATTAGTTTCATTACCCACCTCCCCATGTTACCCATGCTTCATTTTGAATTTTTACATCGTCTAAATCGATTACTTGCGTTGGTTCATTTCTTGGGAATGAATCACTTTCATAACCCATTTCCTCATCAACTTGTTTTAATGCTTCTTCTAAACTTGGAGCTAGTGAAACAATTTGTCCCGATGTCCAGTCTTGTAAAACTCCATCACCTATCCATATAAAAAGTTTCATTGGTTGACCTTTCTAAAATTAACCCTCTCAGAAACTCTGGAGTTTTGTTCGTTAAAATCTTTCTCCATTTGCTTCATTTTCAAATCATGCTTGGACTTACGTTCAGCATTTTTATTTTCAAGTTCGTTAAACTCATGCTTGAGCTTTTTATGCTCTTTTCCAATTATCCAATCACACACTTTGATGATCAGCGTTAGTATTTTGTCTGTCATTCAATATATCCTCCTAAGTAGAATTGCTCTTTAGTTTCATCAATATCAACATAATGGATATCATAACAATCCAATTTCATTTTACTAGCTTGCTTTTTAGCTTTTTCTTCGGTTGAGAATACTCCTAAAAGTACTATCGTTGAACCATAATCTTCATCATAGGTGTCTGCTGTTAAAACATATACTTTCATTTTGTCCTCCTTAATTATATTGTCGGTATTTTTCCATAACTTTTGGATATTTACTAACAAATTTTAATTGTTCTTGGTGCAGACAGCAAGTTTATGTGCGTTAATATCCGCATTTTCTTTTTTTGTCATCAGGCTATCAATTTCTTTGAATATAATTTTCATCAACTTAATTTGGTAGTTCTGCACGATTTCCTCAGCTGTCATCCCTCCACCACTTTCACTAAATCAACTCCGAGGGCTTTGCCTGCGAGGTAAACAATACCGATATTAACTTGGTTTTCATCTGGTAGTAAATATTCCAGTTGCTCTCCAATTTCATAATCCATTTCCCCCGCTCGATATAACAAAGTCCAAATATTACGACTATCTCGTTTTTTGACGAAGCCATTAAAAATATCATCTAACTCATCCGCAATGTTTTGATGAATCGTGAGCTGGGGTTGGTTTGTTCCTTTTTCAAATCTATAAAACAATTCTTCTGCAACAGCTTCACTTGGTGCAGTGACTGTTACTGTTTCACGGCATTCCATATTTTGGCATCGACTTTGATAAACTCTATTTATGTCATATCTTATCCCTGCCATTTTGTGACAGATTGGGCATTTAATTATTTCACTCATCGTCGCTCCCTTCATTTCCAAGAGTATTCAAATTGTTCAGTTTTGATGATGTTTCCATCCAAGTCTAAGATGTTTCGGAATATCTCAGCACAATAGCATTCTTCCCAACTATCTGCGTAATATTCTAAAGCATCTGAAAACTCATCAAAATCAATAGTTTTAACTAATTCCCCATCTTCATAAACCTCAACGAAATATTCGTTTTTATTCATCATCCCCTCCAATCGCTGCGAGTACTTTTTCTAAATAAGCTAAAATCCAGTCTGTTTGAATAGTTCCTAAATGCCCATCATGTTTAATCGTTCCAATAGCATGCTCAATATTCTTTTTCGCAGTATTAAGCTGTTCTTGCAGTTTGTCATTATTTCTGATAGCAGTTAAAGATTCTTGATGAAGTTTTACAAATTCTTCCGCAGTCACTAACTGCATTTTTTCATCTCTTATTTTTTGAATCATTTCTTTGCTATATGGCAATAAATGGTCTTCAAGTTTGTCAACCGACAATTTGTATTTTTCGATAAACTGTTCTCGTAATATTAAATAATCTTCCCAGTTGCTGTCATAAGCATTTAATAGGTTTTGCATGTCTTGGTTAAAATCGTTCATTCTCCGTCCTCCACAGGCATAGGAATCTGTTCATAGCTCCCAGTGTATCTATCCTCATTTTTAAATTGATTATTTTTCGCAAGGAATTGTCCGGTTAACTCATCTCTCAAATAGAACAGCTGCGGTTTTTCGATTGTGTAGCCGTCTTTCATCTTAAAGACAGTTTCAATTGGTTTATTATCAGCTCTAGCAAACCACTTTTCAATTTTAGTGCGGTCATTTAAAGACTTTCTGTGAATTGATGTGTTTATATCATAGACTGCAAATTCTAAACTATCTTTTTCCTCTTCATACCACTTCGCCACAAACTCAGGCACGACTGGCAGGGCTTGGTGTTGTTTTGCGCTATCAACCAATGTTTTGAGAGCCAAGTTTTCAGCTACCAATCGTTGGTTTTCTCGTTCTAATTCTTCAATATGCTTATTTGCAGCATTTATTCTGCGGTCAGCTTTATTAGCATATGTTTTCCAAGCGTAATCGAACTTATCCAGCTCATCAACGGCTTTTCTCAAATTATTAAAGTCTTCTGACGTGTTCGTTTTCTTTGGTTTTTCAGGTAATTCAAACTTAGTCATTTTTCGTGTCCTCTCTTAATAATTCAGGATTCTCATAGATATTTCCGATGACTTCATAATTCAATTTATTTGTACTCGCCCAGTATTCTTGCCGATATAACCTATTTCCTTCAAAAATAATTGAATATCCATATTTTGGAGAATATTCAAGATAACCGATTTTGTCATCAGGAGCTAAGAATATAGCATGCAGTTTTAAAATGTCACCTTCATAAATTTCAACGCCATTTTTATCTTTTATTCCTGTTGACTGCATAAATTCAACGTCTTCATCAGCGCCAGTACAGAAATGGTCAAAACGATAATTAATGCTATCGTCGAAATATTCAACCTCTCCGTAACTCATACGCTCATCTTGTTTATCCCAAGCTCTTAATTTTGGTATCATCTCATCCCTCACTTCGTAGCGTTAACAGCGTCGTCTGATAAATCTTTAGTACTTGTCTTGGTTCGCTTGATTTAATTGTCTAGCAACTTCTTCTTTTTGCTGATTGAGTGTGTTCAGTTGATTTTGGTAATTAGCAGCTTGATTTTGCAAGTTTGAATTATCTTGATTGATTTGGTCTTTCAACTGGTTAATTTGATTGTTCAATTGATTGAGTTGGTCTGAATATTGCTGTGAGCTATTATTAGCCTGTTTAAGCTGTTCGTTTCGGTCTAGCAAGCGTTGTTTCAAGATAGAGATATTCTGTTGCACAGCGACCATATTTTGATGTCCTGCCCATGCATTAGCTGCATAAGCTCCAAAAGTTGCTGAACCAAAGATTCCTGCTGCGACTACTGCTGTTGTGATTAATTTTTTATTCATTGTTTGTTTTTCCTTTATTTAAAGACACTATCATTTTTTCTCATATTTTCGATTGCCATTTGCGCTCTGATATTTCTTCGCAGCCGTCTATCTTCTTTACTTTCAAACTCTCGTTGTTCTTCCTCAAATTCCTCAATCTTCGCCTCTTCAAGTTTGAATCCGGGACGACTTTTGCGATATACATCTATTTTCACTCTACGTTTTCCAACTTTAATTGCGTATGTGATGTTATGGTCTACAAGTTCAACAATAGGCTTTTTTGATTGTCTACCCCAACCGTAGATTGTAGTTTTGTTTTGTCTTGTCATCATCCTTTTTACCCTCCCAACCTTTTAATCTAGCTTTCCATTGCTGCTGTAACCAGTCTTGATCTGCATCTTTTACTGAGTATTTTTTGTCTAAATCTCGATCTCTGTAGGTAAGAACATTTTTCTCTTTTTGTGACGTCATTAAACACCTCTTGTTTTGCGTTTTAAGCGCATTTTATTATTTTGTGATTAATCTATCGTGATAAACTTTAAAAGTTAAATGTAACCGTAATTTTCATGAACTAGAGCTATTACAGGTCTATTTGTTTATCTTTGGTTAATTCTTCAAGTATTTTGTATAAATCTTTCCATTTCATTTGCTTTGAGTGGTTGTATTTATTGCAAATATCCAAGTAAAGCTGAGAAAGTTCGTGATTGTGCTTAATTCGACCGCTGATTTTCACATACAATTCTTTGTGGTTATCGTTGTCATTATTATTTCTTGCCAATCCATACAGCTTTTTTAAAGTGACAAAATTTGTTTTAAGCATGGTTTTCTCCCATTGATGGAAATGGGTTGATTTTTTTTACTTGCTCATCAATAAATTCATTTACTTTAGAAATATTCTTTTTAAAATCTTCATCAGTTTCAATTAATGCTTCATAAGCTGTAGAATAACAATCATCTGAGCAATCAAATTCTGCGATTTCTTTAAGTGCCTTTTTCATGGTTTCGTTATCGGCTTTGAGCTTTTCATACTCTGATTTAATTACGATAATTTCTTTAATCATTTTTACACCTCTGTAATTTCAATTTCAATTCTGTTTTTCTCGTCATTAACCTTTTTAGCTTCAAGCCATACGATCTGACTGTCGTCACTGTAATAGCACAACTTAGTCATATAATCTTGTAAGTTTTTCATAAGATTGTCTAAGTCAGGTTTGCTTGTTTTCCAGTGCCACCAGCGTTTCTTCTGCTTAATAGCGTAGAAGAAAGTGACAGATAGCTTCAAAGGAACGTTTTTTTCAAAGCACTCTTTCGGCTTATGTTTCATGAGTTGAGCTTTAAGACTGTAGTTATTTGTTCCTCTACGATCATAGAATTGAAGTTTATCATTCACTTTTTTAATGCCTTTTTGCTGCTGAGTAGTCGGCATTTTATCCAATTCAAATTCAAACTTCACTTGCTTCTCCAAATCTAGCAATTGCAGGCATCTGAGCCATGCGATTGAGAATAAAAATAATCTCATGTTCAGTTTTCTCTGCCAGCTTCTGCTCTGCTTCTTAATGCTTCCAAGTCGGTAATGTTCTTTTTCCCACTGCTCAATGATTATTGTTTTCATTGCTTCTCCTAAAATGGTAACTGACTAACACGCTTATCTTTGATATTTTCGAAATTAAATGCCTTCTTACCAATTCCTCGAAACATTCGGCTATAAGTGCGCCCGTGATATTTTCGTCTCAATTCTTCACTAGTTAGATTAGTAGTAATAATTGTTTTAGTCCTTGCATCCAAAACTTCTGTCAGCAAAGACATGGACCATTCTGTTATTTTTTCACTTCCAATATCATCAATTACCAATAAGTCAGTATTTCTAAAAACTTCCATGAAGTATTCCGTTGAATAAAAGCTGTCTTTATTATCAAAACTATCTTTGATCAAGTGAAGGACCTCTGACCAACTTGCAAAAATAACGGTTAAATCAGTATGCTGCAAACAATCTTTTAAGATGCTCATGGCTAGGTGACTTTTCCCTGTGCCCGCAGGACCACTGACAACAGTGTTTCCTTCCCCGCCAGTATAATAATACTCAGACACGCCTTGAGAAAACGAGAGGGCCTTTTTTTCTTCATCTGTGATTGCTTTAAAGTTATCGAAGCTTGCTTTTTTAATTGTTGCATCACGTACCACACTATTTACATTCAAACGCTTAATAAACTCAGCTTTTTTTCTGCGGTTTTTCACTTCTTCTGTCTCACGATAGGTTACATCTGCATAACCTTGATTCATAATCAAGATAGGCTCATGCCCTCCCATGGGTGTAAGCTCACCATTGATAAACTTTTGTTTTTCTTTTAGATATTCGTAAAACTTTGAATAACTCTTGGCTATCTCATTAGCATCCATATTATTTTCAGAGATGAATGCTGCTATTTCTGGGTGATTCACCACATCATTTGCTATATTTTTAAATTTGTTCATATCAACAAATTTTCCGATAACATCACCTATACTTTCCATTTTTCCCTCCTAAAATGGCAAACCAAGATCATCGTAAGCTTGATTTGCTTCTTTATGTTCAACTCTTGGTACTTGATTGAGATAGCTATCAAACTTGTTTGAAAATAAAGTCTTGGGTTGCAGATAATTTTCTGCTGAAACTCCGTTAAACATCTTACCGCTCCAATTAGAAACCATATTGTCTACAACAATTTTAAAATCTTCTAGCTTATAGCCTTCATTCCATCTTGCTCTGATAAGCTTCTTATTGGCTTCAACATCTCTAAATCTTCGTCCTGTTTTTTTATTAAGATACTCAAGAATTTCAGAATAAGGAATAACATCGTCAGGTTTACCTGACATATTATTATTCTTATCTAATCTATTCTTATCTAATCTATTCTTATCTGAGGTTCCAAGTTGGTTCCATTTCGGTTCCATTTCGGTTCCAAATTCTTCATTAGTTAGTAATTGTGCATATTTACTAGCTTTATATCGATCTTTTTTTATTGTGTTTTGTTCTTTAAAATCAATTATGAAGTAGACCATTTCCTCATTTAGTGGTTTGATAAACTGTTTTACAACTAATAAACCCAAACTATCTTCAGCAGCTCCTACCATTCTTACAACAGGAAAAGCTTCCACAACTCCATCATCATCCGCATTCAACATGAGATGGAAGTACAAGGCTTGTGTTTCGAGAGGTAATCTTAAAAATTTTTGTGTTTGAATAGTTCGTTTATCTATCATTCTTCTTTGTGCCATTACTTAGACCACCGTAAATTTCCCACATAGTTATTTGATTTATTACCATCAATATGTTTAACGTTTGGCAGTCCTTCAGGGTTTGGAATGAATGCTTGTGCTACCAATTGATGTATAAATGGCATTACTCGTTTTCCGTTATCGAGTGTAAAACCATATCTTGGCCGCTGGTCTGATGTGGTATTTATTTTTACTTTCTTACGAATATTGTCGCTTATGATTTGTCTTAGATTTCCATGGCTGCTAATCTCATATTCCCCTACTGGAATACCAACAATTTTTGGAGAGTTAATAAACTCAATTTTTTTCCACGTTTCAAATTCCATTTAAAAATCCTTTCTAAATGATTTATTTTCAAGTTTTTAATTTCAATTCATAAAGCTGGCTATGAGTGGTTATGCTATGTAGCTGAATACTCATTGACTTTACGGCTCGTTCCGCCACCCTCCAGCACTAACTTAGTTAGAATGGTAGGTCATCATCTGAAATTTCCATTGGAGAAACTCCAAGTGAATGATTACTTTGAGGTTTAGCTGCTGGTTGCGCAACTCGTTCACCATTTGCTTGATTGCTTTTTTCAAGTACTTGGAAATTGTTTGCAATGACTTCTGTTACATAGATTCGTTGACCTTGTTGGTTCTCGTAGTTTCGAGTTTGAATACTACCAGTAACTCCAATTAATTGACCTTTATGAGTCCAATTGGCCAAGTTTTCAGCTGATTTACCCCAAATAACACAATTGATAAAGTCAGCTTCTCTTTCTCCATTAGAATTTTTAAATGCTCGATTAACTGCAAGAGTAAAAGTGGCAACTGCTTTATTTTGTGGTGTATATCTAAGTTCAGGTTCTTTAGTGATTCGCCCTACTAGAGTGACATTATTAATCATTTTGTTCTTCCTTTTTTTTATCTACGAATTTTTCGATATCATTGTATGCTTCATCAAGTGGCATTTTTAGCCAATCATTTTGTTCATCAATACTTGCCCCATAGTCTTTTCCAGCAATAATAGCCATTTTGTTAACTACGGCTTGAAGCTTTTTCTCATCAAATTCTTTTTTATCTTTACCAACAACATATAATTTAGGTGGAGTTGGTATCTCTTCTTCATTAAAGTCAGCTTTTGTATTTTTAACCTTTGGATTCTGAGGTAAAGCCCAACTTGGAAGCTGTGGATTATTCCACCAAAAGTTCTTTCCTGCTTTTTTATCAAAAACTTTGTTCCAACCATCAGTCTTTTCAAGTGATGTTTGAGCAAAACAGGTAGGTAAGTCATATAAATATCTACCTACTCCCCATTGAACAGCTGCTCTCTTCATTGAGCCAGATAATCCACCTTTAACTGCTTCAACCTGAGTATTTTCTGCGCCATCCCATTTGGTTACCCATTCGTCTCCAAACTTAACGGATATACCACATAATGTTCCACCATCTGGAGCTGTTTTGAATTCGTTCTTCCATCCGGCAATTCCAAAAACTTCATCAAAACGTTCTTGGACTGCCCGATTATCCATGTAAGCAAGAACCATAGCCCAAGGTTTACCTTGTTTAGAAAATCCTGATTGTTGAACTCTCCAGACTACTCGGTCTGGTTGCAAAGGTTTTTGTAAGGCAAGCATTTGTTCTTCATAATCTGCCATGATTTACCTCACGCATCCCATTTAAGAGGTGCTTTCTTATCTTTATAAACAATGGACTGCTCAAGCTCTTGTTCTATTCCATCTCCAAACTTGCTCTTGAGTTTAGTTAAAGTAATTGGCTCTACACAATCCCAACCATGAGCGTTAACTAAGTCATATTTCTGTTTATTAGTCATGGTTAAGACTTTTTGTTGTGCTGCTTTGCCATAACTCAAACGATTAAATTGTTGGCCTTCATCAAGCCGCTTTTTAACCTCAGTTTCGCCCTTTTTATAAAGGTCAGCTATAATCTTTGCCTGAGCTAAGAACTCTGTAAGTGTGGTATTATCCATATCTTTTATAGCTGATGGATTCAGGTCAACCCTTTGCCCATCTCCATCTACTGGGATAAGTTGTAA